ACACAACTTGCAGGTTTGGTAATGTCAGCAGCCACAGCCGGTGTACAGAATACTGTTAATTTTGTTAGCAATGCCGCTAAGTCAGCATTAGGTTCGGTTAACGGAGCAATATCAAATGTAGTTGGAGCTGCCACTGGAGCATTGAATAGTGTATTAGGGTCAGCTAGTAGTTTAATGTCTGCGGGTAATTTTGCAGGTAACTTAGCAAGCACTGTTACAGGTGGTTTAAGTAGCATTGCAGGAGCATTAGGTGGAATGGCTAAAGGTGCTGTTGCTGGTATAGCAGGTTTATTAGATAGTGCTAAGGGTGTGGCAGGCAGCGCATTTGCCGCAATTACAGGAGCTTTCCCTACTCTAAAAGCAGGCGTACCGCAAAATATTAAAGATATAACAGAAAAGGCACAAGCGGCCGCACAGGCCCCGGCTGCTAACCCATTAGCAGGTGCATTGGGTGCGGTAACAGGTGGGTTAGCAGGTGCATTGGGTGCAGTAACAGGTGGATTGACCGGGGCAATTAACGGAGCAGTAGGATCAGTAACTAGTGGATTAACCGGTGCAATTGCAGGGGTAACAGGAGCCGCTTCAGGTTTAATAAAAACAGCATTAGGAACAACAGCAAATCTATCTACAGGATTGGGAGCATTACCCGGTGGTGCTAGCGTAGTCGCATCAGTTGTCAACAATGCAGCCGGCGCAATTAATAGTGTGCCTGGAGTAGGTGCAGTAACAGGATTGATTGGTCAAGCAAGTGCAATTACAAATGGTATAGCAGGTTTAGCATCAGGTAATCCATTAGCATCTTCCGGTGCATTAAGTGCCGCAGCCGGGCTAGCTGGGTCATTAACGAAAGGTTTAGATGACTTAAAGAGTGGTAAGTTAACATTGGCTTCATTAGCTAGTGCAGGACTACCTGCTGGAGCAGCCGCACAATTGAATTCAGCTATCAGTGCTATGAGTTCAGGTGGTGCTGTACCAATTAAATTACCAACTGTAGCTATTAACACTACTGATCGTAGTGAATTAGCATCACAGGTTACTAGTCTACTAGGTGATTCAAAAATACCAGCACCAAACTTTGGGGGCACCAATGAAGATACTTATAAAGCCGGATTAGCAAAACTTAAAGAGTTACAAACAAAATTACAAGAATCAAAAGAAAAAGTAATACAGGCAACTGCCGCAGTTGATAAAGCAAAACAAGAATTACCTGCAGGCGATCCAGCTATAGCGGAAGCAGAAGCAACAGCTAAAACAGAAATTTTAGCCGGGCTAAATTTAAATAAGATGGCTGCACAGACTATTTCTCAAATAAAACTAAATAAATTTACAGGATAAAAATATGCCAGCATACGTAGGTTTCAGTACAATTAATGCTAACAAGCCCCGATCTACTAATTTACCAGCGGGAATTGCCGGCGGTGTGGGTTCTATGGTACAACCAGTTATTCCTGGTAAAAAGTATAGATTAGTTGACCAACAATTAGTAATACAAGATTTTATTAATGCACTAAACATACAACAGGGTCAAAAAGTTGGTAATCCTGGATATGGTACAACTCTTTGGAGTTTTGTGTTTGAACCAAATACGTTTGATGTACAGAACAAATTAGAAAATGAAATAAGACGAGTAGCTACTCAAGATCCAAGAATGATAGTTAATACTGTTAGCGCATATCCGCAAGAAAATGGCATATTAATTGAAGTAGAATTAGCAGTTGCCCCTTTTAACAATGCACAAACGCTTAGTGTTTTCTTTAATAATAGTACTAATACAGCAGTAATTCAATAATCTTCCAAAAGTGGAGTTTTCATTTATGATAAATACATAAAAGAGAATACCACTATGGCTACAAGTTCACGACAATCAGCATTATTCGGCGTCAATGATTGGAAGGCAATCTATCAAACCTTCCGTGAAGCCGATTTCCGTTCATATGACTACGAAACATTGCGTAAAAGTTTCATTGACTATCTACGTGTTTACTATCCAGAAACATTTAATGATTACATTGAATCAAGTGAATTCATTGCGTTAATGGACGTTATGGCGTTTATGGGTCAAGGTCTTGCATTTCGTAGCGACTTAAATGCCCGTGAAAACTTTATTGATACAGCCGAACGCAGAGATAGTGTTGTTAAGTTAGCTAACTTAGTCAGCTATACTCCTAAACGTAATTTAGCCGGTCAAGGTTATATTAAAGTAACAAGTATCCAAACTACTGAAAATATTACAGATTTGAATGGATTTAATTTAAGCAATCAAACCGTATTATGGAATGATCCTGCTAATATCAATTGGTTAGAGCAATACAATACAATCATCAATGCTACATTAATTAATACTCAACGTATTGGTCGCCCGGGGAATAGTGCTCAGATATCCGGTATTAAAACTGATGAATATGCAATTAATATCCCTCAAACAACATTGCCAATAGTACCGTTTACAGCAGTAGTAGATAACCAAACAATGAATTTTGAATTAGTTAGTTCAACTACATTGAATGAAGATTATGTTTATGAGATTCCACCTGCACCAAGTGGCAGAATGAATATGGCTTATCGCAATGATAAATTAGGTTATGGTAGTCCTAATACAGGTTTCTTCTTTTATTTCAAGCAAGGAACACTACAGAATTTTGATTTCAATTTAGCACAACAAATTAGTAATCAAGTGGTTGATATTGACATTCAAGGTATCAATAATACAGATACTTGGTTGTATCAATTAAGTACAGATAATAGTTCTACTACAACTAGAACATTATGGAATCAAGTAGAAAATGTTTATGCAGATGCTTACCTACAAACTGAAGGTAGTGTACGCAGAATATTTTCTGTTGGTTCTAGATTTAATGACCAAGTTAGTTACGTTTTTGGTGATGGAGTATTTTCCGAAATCCCAGTTGGTACCTTTAGAGCATATGTACGTGCAGGCAATGCATTAACATACACTATTGATCCAAACGAGATGCAAAATCTATCAGTTACCATAAGTTATGTTAGTAGGGTAGGACGAACAGAAACACTTACATTAGGATTAGAATTACAGACACCAGTGTCAAATGCACAGGCAAGAGAAACATTAGCAAACATTAAACAACGTGCCCCTTCCCGCTACTACACCCAGAATAGAATGGTTAATGGTGAAGATTACAACAATTTCCCATATACATTATACAGTTCTATTATTAAAAGCAAAGCTATTAACCGTAGTTCTGTTGGTGTATCAAAAAACTTAGACCTGTTAGATCCAACCGGAAAATACTCCAGCACTAATTCATTTGCAAGTGATGGCGGTATGTATCAAAATGATACTGATGGTAATACACTATTAACTATCAATACATCAGGTGATATCATTACCTTTTTAACAGATACATTAGCAGCCTTATTAGCAGATAATCGTGCTAGACAATATTATATACAAAATTACACACGTTATCCTGTTAACACAGCATCAGGTGACGGTACAGTATATTGGCAAGAACAAACAGTAGATGCTAATAGTTTAACTGGTTATTTCTTTAATATTAATGGTAGTGATAACACTCCTATTCCAGTAGGAACATATTCCACACATAATATGAAATATACCACTAAGGGTGCAATGATGAAATTCACTGCACCAGCCGGATATTATTTTAGTGACACTAATCGTTTAATAGCAGGTATTGCAGGCCCATCAGATAAAACGTATATATGGACTACTGTATTAAATGTAGTGGGTGATGGTTATAATAATGGCGAGGGTGCATTCAGTAATGGATTGGGTCCTATCACATTAAATGGTTATGTACCTCAAGGTGCAATAGTATCTACAATATTACCTGCATTTGATAACTCATTGCCTAGTATAGTAATACAAGAATGCATTGTTAGAATGGAACTTAATCAAAGTTTTAGTTTAATATTTGATAACAGTTTGACTATAGCACAGGATCGTTGGAGTATTGGCTCATATGATGCTAGTAATTATTTTGTAAACATATTAAGTTTAGGTAATAATCGTTATAGCATATCATACCGTTCATTGAGATACTATTTTGGTAGTGTAGCTGATACACGCTTCACGTTTGAAAATGGTAAACTAGTATATGATCCATTTAGTGGAAAAATATTACAAGACTTTGTTAAAGTATTAGCAACTAACACACAACCTAGTAGTAACTATCCATTAGCAACTCCTATCACATCAAGTATTATTGGACAAACAGTTGAAAGTGACGGCTATGTAAATGATTTTGAAGTTGAAGTAGCAAGTATAGATGTTAATGATAGAACTATTGTTAGTAACCCAGATTTCTTTACCGAAGTTACTGGTTATGTTAACGGCAATACTAATATAGGTGTATATGCATTTTTTGTATTAATACAAGATGCAATTAATTTATCACGCTATCAGTTAATTGCATCTACTGAAGTGGTATATCAATATGCAACTAAAACTCAAATAGAAGTGGTTAAATATGAATATCCAGAAGGACAGTTATTCTATGCGTACACGGATAATTTATTTTATATAACTGTACAAGACCAAACAGTTAATACACCCTTTTATATTGTTACGGAACAACCACAATATATTATGCAACCAGGTCGTCAAGGATTACAATTCCAATATCGTCATAATAGTAATAACACAACACGTATTGATCCTGCAACTACAAATATTATTGATTTGTATGTAGTAACACAAGCTTACTACACCGCTTATCAAAATTGGTTACAAGATATTACGAACACAGTACCAATGCCAAATAAGCCAACAATTACTGAATTAACGCAGGCATATGGATTATTAAATGATTACAAGATGTTAAGTGATAGTGTTATTTTAAATAGTGTCGTATTTGTCCCATTATTTGGTCCTAAAGCTCCTGCACAATTAAGAGCTACTGTTAAAGTTATTAAGGCAGGTAATACAAATGCAAGTGATAGTGAAATACGTAGTGCTGTACTCTCTGCTATGAATACATATTTTGATATTAACAACTGGAACTTTGGTGATACGTTTTACTTTAGTGAATTAAGTGCATACTTACATGCTCAAGTAGGAGATTTAATTAGTTCTGCTGTATTAGTTCCAAACGATCCTACAATGAGTTTTGGTGATTTATATGAAATTAAATCAGCTCCATATGAAATATTTGCAAATGGTGCAACAGCGAATGATGTTCTTGTGATTGCAGCACTTACACCAGCACAGTTACAGATAAGATAAGTAATATATAACCATAGAGAGAAATAATGGCAACAAGAATTAGAACATTAAATTTTCTACCTGAAATATTTAAAACAACTACCAATAGTCAATTTTTAAATGCAACGTTGGATCAAATAGTAGACCAACCTAATACTAAACGTATTGAAGGTTATATAGGTAGTAGATTTGGTTATGGTGTTAATGCTAAAAACTATTATGTTACTGAACCTACAAAAACTAGAACAGATTATCAACTTGATCCGGGAGTAACATTTCTTAAGAAAGATACAAGTACTGCTCAAGATTTTATTAGTTACCCAGGTATTATTGACGGATTAGAATTAGAAGGTGCATTAGTAAATAACAACAATAGACTTTTCACAAGTCAAATTTATTCATGGGATAGTTTTACTAACCTAGATAAAATTATTAACTTTAATCAATATTATTGGATTCCAGAAGGTCCAGAAGCAGTAACAGTTAGTACAGAGACAGTTTATAATGCTACAGATTATATTATTACAAGTAATCCAAACGGTTATTTGGTAACGGCTGATGGACAAGCACAAGGTTCTACTAATCCGTCATTGACGTTATTACGTGGGGGTACATATCGTTTTAGTGTAAACCAAGATAGCCAATTTTGGATTCAAGGTATGCCGGGTGTTACTGGATTTGATCCT